ATGATATGAGTATATGAACGAGAGTGGATCGTCTCAAAGTATGACCATGTAATGATAAACGTCTCAAGTTCAGGGAGTGATACTATGGGAAGGAATGCCGTTACTGGAGCACGTCCCTGTACGCTGTCAAGGAGGATCTGACGCTTTAGGTTGCTAGTGAAGATATGTTGTTCATGAGCATTAAGAGACTTGAAATCTTTAGCATCTCTAGTGCAATCAATCTCTGTTGGTTGCCAGAAGAACCCATTCTGTTTCTCAGTAAGCTTCTCAAAGATAGGATACTTCTGCCTATCGTATCTAGCTATGTTTACTTGTTTGCCAAAAAACAATGGCTGTTTAGTCTCATCAATCTTTTCATTATTAAAAACAGACATTATTTCGCTTTCAATTCCATATAATATGCATCTTGTTTACTACCGAACTTACCAGAAATGTAATCTGATTTAACAAACCCTAAATCTTTTAGTCTATTTACAACATCTTTATCCCCAACGTGCACATAAGCACATACATTTATTATACCTGCTTCTTTTAAAGAATCAAGCTTTTCTTTTGTGATGTCTGCAGTTACTTCGTGAATAGGTATCCATTCGCCAAAATGGGTGCGAAGAATTGACATTGCACAGTTCCCTTTGGTTTGTTATAAGACACAGCTATCACAGGTTTCTTCTGATGGATTTTCCTTTAGTAATTCTTTAACTTCAATCTCACCAGACTGGTCATTAGTATTGAAATAGTATAAAGTCTTACCGCCATATTTATAATGCATCAAGATGTGCTTCATAATCTCGCTTAGAGGAATCTTTTCGTCAGGATAAAATTTAGGATTATATGTTGTATTGACCGAGATAGCTTGATCAATATACTTCTGTAACACAGCGCAAATCTTTAGATAACCTTCAGGTGACTTAATATCCCAAAGAAGTTCATACTTATTCTTAAGTCTTTTAAGATTAGGAACAACCTGCTTTAGAACACCATCCTTAGATTGCTTAGTGCTTAGTAATGCGCGTGGCGGTTCAATACCATTAGTAGAGTTACTAATAAGAGCAGAAGTTTCTGCTGGCATTAAAGCCATTAGAGTAGCATTACGGATGCCAGTTGCCTTAAGCTGCTCGCGCAGTTCTTCCCAAGGCATATATTCACGAGGCTTAACTAGATCATCAACATCTCTTTTATAAGTGTCGATGGGCAGAATACCTTTAGAATATTTTACATTTTCGGGTGCGCCAAGTTGACCTTGTTCCTTAGCAAGATCAGCTGATGCCTTGATTAGATAATATGACCAAGCTTGAGCAAACTCATCTATCATAACAAGGTTCGGATTAGTATACGTCATATCATTCATTGCCATCCAATAAGCAAGATTGATAATACCAACGCCTAGTGGGCGGTATTTCTTAGTAGAAGTTACTGCTGCCTTAACAGGATAAGATTGATAGTCAAGCAAAGCATCAAGAGCACGAACAGCAAGAGTACATGGTCTTTCGAAGTCAGCAGGAGTTTTAATCTTACCCCAGTTGATAGCAGATAATGTACAAAGAGCGATTTCTCCTTCTTCATCATTAATGTCTTTTAGCGGCTTAGTTGGTAGTGTAATTTCGCAGCAAAGGTTTGACTGATGAATAGGAGCATTAATAAAGGAACCATGATCATTAGCATGATCAACATTCATTAGATAGATACGTCCAGTATCTTTCCTTTCTTGAACGAAGGCTGAGAATAATTCGATAGCAGGAATTTGTTTCTTGCGTAGTTTAGTATTACGTTCTGCCTTTTCGTATAGCTCTCTGAATTTATCGACATCTGTAAAGAAAGCTTGATATAGATCAGGCACATCATGCGGGGAGAAGAGGGTGATAACACCTCCGGAAATAAGTCTTTCATACATCACCTTATTAAATTGGACTCCGTAGTCCATATGACGAACACGATTATCTTCAGTACCTTTATTATTCTTTATAACTAAGAGATCTTCGGCTTCAAGATGCCAGATAGGATAGTATAGAGTCGCAGCCCCACCCCGTACACCACCTTGGGAACAAGACTTAACAGCAGACTGAAAAAGCTTATAGAAAGGAATAACACCAGTATGAGAAGCATCACCATTACGAATAGGGGAGTTAATAGCACGTATAGCACCTCCGCCGATTCCGATACCAGCTTTTTGCGAAACATACTTAACGATAGCAGACGCTGTTGCATTGATAGAGTCCAGCGAGTCATCTGTTTCAACAAGTACACAGGAACTAAATTGCCGTTGTGGCGTGCGTACTCCAGCCATAATAGGAGTAGGCAAGCTAATATCAAATAAACTGATTCCATCATAATAATCCTTCACCCATTTTAATCTATCCTCTTTATATTTAGCGAAAAGAGTCATCGCAATTAACATGTATGCCATTTGAGGAGTTTCATAGAACTTACCAGTAACACGATTCTTAACTAGATACTTTCCACGGAATTGTTCCATAGCAGCATAAGTTAATAGGTTATCGCGATCATGTTCAATGAACCTACCGAGTTCATCAATCTCATTTTCATTATAAAGCTTTAGAACTTCAGAATCATAATAACCCTCTTTAACTACATGCTTAATATGTTCTAGTAGAGGGGTCGGCGTGTAATCATTATAAACTTCTTTACGAAGATGATAGCTAACAAGTCTACCAGCCACATACTGATAGTTTATATTCTCTTCAGTGATTAATTCAGCCGCAGCCTTGATAGCTGTTTCTTGAATATCAGAGGTCTTGATCTTATCATAAAATTGAATATGTGATTTAATCGCTACTTCAGATACTGATACACCAGTGATACTCTCGCATGCCCATGTGATGACCTGATGAAACTTCTCAATATCGAGAGGCTCTCTTTTACCATCCCGCTTAGTTACATTGATCATTTAAATACCTTTTTTAATTTTTTCTAGTGCTTTAATATCATTAAATGCTTCGATAATATCAGGGAAGTGTGCACCAATAATATCCCAACACAATGTAGCTACTTCACGATGTTCCTTCTGAGTAGCTTCATCCATGCGTAATTGGCAGTAATGAATCCAACTACGAAGTGAACCAGCCATAATCATAACAGACTGTGTCAGACCTTCAGGTAATACTGCTCTTGCCTGTTCCTTAGCAATACCGTGTTCAATCGCCCATTTATAGGTTTTTCTTGCTTCATCAGTAAGAGCGTATTGTAGCATGTTCCAATTTTCTCTTAACATATTATCTTCAGTTTCAAGAGAGTTTTGTCTGTTCTTAGAATCCTGAAGTCTTGCTTCACGTTTGACAAAGCGCAGGTCTTTAGTGGGATCAGCATAACGCTGAGAATATTCTTGGAAACTGAATGACCTGTGTCGAAGTATCTGCCTAGCAATATCGCGAGTAGTTTTAATTTCCATAGCAACATGCACCATCTCAAGAGGAGACCAATGCTCATTCTTAATTAGGTATTGAATAAGTTTGCTTGCTGTTTGAGTGTTGTTTTGATTAGAAGGATTAGATACTCGCGCAGCCCAAGCTACTAACTGCCCCGGAGTAGTGCACTCTGTATAAGCACTTGGTTTAGTGATACCGATTAAATTAACCTCTTGCATTGTAAACTTCCTCCTCAATCATAAGTGCTGTATTTAGTGCGCGTCTAGCTTGCTCTGCTGTAACCATCGATGGTAGTAAACCCTTAACTGACATAACAAAGTTAGCAACTGATTCTCCTAGAGGATCACCGCCATTAAGTTCTTTAATGTCATAAGGCGTGGTATTTATGACTGTTCGCTTAACAAAGTCAATCTCAATCTTACCAGAACTATAAATTATTTTCATACCACGACGAACTTCATCAGAAATTCTACTTGCTCTAAGATTTACAAAAGTACCATTATCAAAATCTAAAGCAGCGGAACAGTAATCAACTGCGTTCGCGCCATGACCAACAGCACTAACAGTAGCTATCTGTCCGGGGATAAGCATGTGAACTAAATCCAAATCGTGAATCATTAAATCCATAATTACACTAACATCAGTACCTCTGGATGAAGAGGAACCTTCGCGCCATGCCGTCATTACGACAGGAACTTCTGTAATAGCAAGTATACCCATGGTATCAAATACAAAACGTTCTTGATGTCCTACAGTTAACACCAAGTTTTTATCTTTAGCTATTCGAATGAGTTCTTCGGCTTCTCTAAGATTAATTGATATTGGCTTTTCAACTAGTACATGAATACCAGCCTCAAGCATCATCTTAGCATCTCTATAATGACAAGTAGCAGGAGTACAGATAGATACCATATCCACCTTACCGATCAAATCTTTTATTTCCCTGACAGATTCTACATCATATACGGAACTTAATTTGCCTCTAGTGGTGAGATTAGTATCGAATACAGTTGTTAGTTTGATACCACTGATCAAGGCTTCAAGTTCTTTATATTTCTTAATATGATAGCCGCCGAATACGCCGCAACCAACAACACCTATTCTTAGACAATCCGACATTTTAATATTTCCCAAGTACCATCATGATGTTCAACTAGAGCAGTACAACTCTCTACCCAGTCACCATCATTCATATATGTTATACCATTAATCTCTTTTATAGCTGCTTGGTGAATATGACCACATATAATACCATCAACACACTTTCTTTTGCAATAATCTGCGATAAGATTTTCGTAGTCTGAAATAAACTTTACAACTGCTTTTGTTTTATCCTTAACATAAGCACTGAAACTCCAATGACCTAGTCCTGCCAACCTTCTAAAGAATGTTACAGCAGTATTCATTGAAAGAAGTATATCATAAACATAATCACCTAAATGATATAGAAATTTAAGATTACCTTGTAAGGCAGTATCAAACATATCACCATGACAGATTATATAAGACTTGCCATTTACTGCTTCATAAATGTATTGATTTTTTATGTTTACATTGCCAAAAGATAAATCAAAACGAATTAACTGCCTTAGTATCTCATCGTGATTACCGGGAAGATATATAACATTCGTGCCACGTTTAGCAGCAGTCAATATACGACGAATGACATTCATATGACTTTGAGGAAAATGGAAGTGTCTCTTTAATGCCCACCCATCGATAATATCGCCAACAAGGAATAGATTGTCAGAAGTATTAGTTTTTAAAAAATCACATAACCATTCTGCTTTACATCCTTGTGTTCCTAAATGAACGTCAGAGATACAGATTGATTTATATTTGCGCATTAACACTTCTTCCAGTTCATTAGTTCGACTGTGGCTTCAAGACCCTTATATGTTCGCTTATCGATAATAATCTTAATATGCTCAGCATCGGCACCATTGAGAATCATCTCGTTGATGTCCTTACCTTTAAATGTATTATCCCACACAACAACATTATACCCCTTATTGATAAAGGAGTCAAGCCTTTTCACTATCTCTTTATTACGTGGCTCATTATCCAAAATATACACAACATCACTAAAGCTTTTATCAAGAACAACATCAGCACCTGCCATCGCTATAGAGTTTGGGATGAATAGAGAGTCGAGTGGTCCCTCAAAGACATAAGATCGGGCATTCTTATTTATTGTATCTAAACCAAAGATCTTTGGTAAATCCTCAAGCATTATAGTTATATACCGGAGATTTGTATTAGGATCAAAGGATCTACCCTGATACCCAAACAGCGTACCATCTTCCTTTAGGAAAGGTATAATT